GCAGATCCTTTTCAGCCAGGGAGTACGGGTCGTTGATCAGCTTCAGGCCTTCGCCGGCGGGGAAGTTCACCTGGATCGCGCTCAGGTCGCCCACGATGCCGTAGACACCGTTTTCGGACGCGGTCGCGATGGATTCCAGCGCACGGGAGAAGATCACCGGGAAGCCCTGGAAGGGGTCCACGGCGAAGTTGCCGGCAGCATACGCCTCGAAGAAGGCGGGCTTGCTGGCGGGATTCAGCACGATGCAGATGTTCTGTGCTTCGTCGCTCAGCATGGCCAGAGCGTTTACGATCGTGCCGATGCCGGGGTCCTTCTTCAGGACCGGGATGCCAACCGCGTTGGACTGGTTGGTGGTGTAAGCGCAGTTCTTCACGTCGCCGACGATCTCGTAGGAGAGCTTCTTCATGACCTGGTAGGCCAGCTCTTCATATACGTAGCGGACGAAGCCTTCGCCGGTGGTTTCCATCATCTCGTCGGAGATGGTGATCCACTTCTTGATGTTCTCGGGCTTGATCTCCACGATGCCCAGGGTCAGAGCCTCTTCGGTCGGGGCGCTGGAGCCTTCAGGATGGAGGTATGCGCCGTCAGCAGACAGTTCAAAGGCAACCTTGACGTTGCCGGTGAAGCCGGTCTTCTTCACGCGGGCCAGAATCTCTTCGTTCTCCCAGGCGTGGCGCACGATGTCGTCAACGAAGGTCGGGACGGGCACATAGCCGGTCGCGGCGGTCGCGTTGGTGGTCAGAAGGCTGCGCACTTCGGCGTCGTCCTTCTCGTTACGGATTTCGCCCTTCAGATACTTGGCGAAAGCATTGATGTACTCAGGGGTGCCCCTCAATTCAAGCAGATCCATTTTCTTTTCCTCCCGAATTTCTTCTTTTTTCTCGCCCGCGCCGGCTTCGACAGCCTTCCGGGCTTCCGCCTCTTCGGCGGCCTTCTGTTTCCTGGCTTCAAGTTCAGCCTTGATCGCCTCGAGCTCGTTCGCCCGGGCTTCGATGTCTTCCGTGGTGGCCTCTTCGGTGCTCATGCCGGCGATCTCCGCCTGGCGGGCTTCCAGCTCTTCCACAGACATCTCGATCAGTTCTTTCATGATCAGATACCTCCGATAAGATTGTTCAGCCGCTCCAGAGCCGCCGTCCGGCGTTCGTCTTCGGCCTTCCTCTGCCGTTCTTCTTCCGCAGCCTTCCTCGCACTCTCCAGTGAGGCGCGCACGCTGTCCAGCGTCTCGCCTTCGGATGCCGCCTGGATGTCGGTCTGAGGATATGCAGGGAATGCGACAGCCGAAACTTCGTAGACCTTGCGAATGCTCATGATCGTCCGCTTCGGGTAGTCAGTGTCGATGTCTTCCCAGCTATCGCTATCCACCGCGAACATAAAGGACATGCCAGACATGTCCCCGCGTTTCACGGCAGAATAGAGCGCTTTCGCTTCCGCGTTGTTCTCTGTGTCCAGATCTACGCGGATTTCCATGCCGCGGTCCGTGACCGTCATCTGCATAGTGCTGTTCTCGTTGTTGTTCCTGGACCTCGCCAGCGGGATCATGCTGGTGTTGTGCCCGATCAGAAACCGGACGTCCTTCAGATCGCACTCATTCAGCGCGTCCTTGTCGATCCGCTCTTCGTACCAGCCCATGTCCGTCGCTTCGTCGAACACGATCGGCGTGCCGGTGATGAAATCACCGTGCTGGTCGTTCTGTTCAGCCCGGACCTCGAAATTAAAAGCCCGTGTTTCCTTATTCATCGTTGTCGCCTCCGTTATCGGTCGTTTTGTCCTCCGGCGGGTCGGTGATGTCGTAATACTCACCGCGGGCCGGGATCTGGCTGCCGTAGGGTTCCGGCAGCGGCGTCAGGTTCAGGATCTCCCGCAGCTCGTTCCTGGTCATCAGGCCACGGTCGGCCATTTGGGCGATCGCGTTCATCTTGTCGGCGTTCGACATGTACTGCAGCCGGTTGGAACTGAACCAGATCCTGTTCCCGAACTGCCGTTCCCGCTCTGAATACAGCATCCGGGTCATGACTTCGCTCAGCTGGATCGCCAGCCACTCGACCGCTCCTTCATAGAAGGCCAGCCATTCGTCACCGAAAGCACTGTTCTGCAGGATCTTTTCGTTCACGCCGAAGTAGTTGAAAACATTGGTGTCAATGACTTTCATCTGATCGGCGTCGATCTTGTAGCTTTCCTGCTTGATCTGCTGGATGTTCTTGTACGTGTTCGGGAAAAGGATCGTCCCGCCGCTGGTCTTGAGGTTCTGGAAGGTGTAGCTGTTGAAGCGCTCCATCTCGTTTGCCAGGTCTTTGTCCGTCGACCAGTTGTCGCTCTGCGCCATGAACCGGTAGGACGCGCCGTTTTTGATCCCTTCGGTGATTCCCTGGCGCTGCATCTTGATCAGGTCAAGCGTCGCCTTCAGGGCCTCGTTGTTCTCGCCGAACAGCTCGTTCTTGTACTGGAAGCGGGTCAGGATGCCCAGCTTCTCCAGTTCCACCGCGGCCTTCTTCATGTTCCCGAAGGTAAACCGCACGTAAGGCTTGCCCTGGTACTCGACAACCTCCCAGCTGTCCGGCGCGATCTCCACCACGCCGGTCGTCTCGCCGTAATCACCAATCTGAGGCACAATAAAAGCCGTGTTCCTGCAGTACAGGATCACGGCTGACCGGTAAAGGAACTGCCCCCATGTCTGGAAATCGTTCGGCTCGATCATCAGCCGGTTTTTTAGGGTCTTCTGCGCCTCGCCGGCGATGTTCACGCTAAGCTTTGCCGCGTGCCGCCCGTGGGCGTCCAGTGCCGCCCGGATCAGATCCGATTCATAGATGGACCCGCTCCAGGTATAAAACGCCGGGGTGTAGCCCTCCAGCAGCTGGAAGGTACTTTTCGCCTTCGCGGCTGCCACCGGCTCCTTCTTCCCGAAGATTTTTTCAAAAAGTCCCATCGCATTTTCACCCCGCGTTCATCAGGCGTTTTCCCATCTCCGCCCAGTGGTTCTGTCGCATGCACATTGCGTCCAGGATCGCGGCGACCCCGTCAACGTGCGCGTTTCTGCTCATCTTTACAAGTTTCTTTCGCGAATACGCGGAGGTACCCGTCTCAATCTGCTGTGCCGCGTCCATCAGGTGGATTTTCAGCAGGTCATTGTCATTGATGCACCGGATACGGCCTTCCCGGAGCATGCCTTCAAAGTTGTCTTCAATCCCGGTCAGGTTGTAGCCCTGGAACACGCTCTCCATGTGGTAGCTGCGCTTTTCCATGTCCTGAACCAGGTACTGCGCCGTGTAGCGGTCGTATCCGATCTGAAGCGGCAGGATCTTGTACTGCTTCCGCATCGTCTCAAACCAGTTGAACACGTCGTGATAATCGATGAACTCATCACCGGACAGGCTCAGGAAGCCCCGGTCGATCATCGCCTGGTATGGGATGCCGTCCCGCTGCGTCGCTTCGCTCAGGCGCTCACCCGGCAGCCAGAAGTGACTGATCACCCAGATGATGCCTTCCTGTTCGATCAGCAGGCAGGCGCTGGTCAGGTCCGTTGTCTGGGACAGGTCGATGCCGCCCAGCGCGTAGCAATTGGCGAACTCTTCCAGCTTCCGGTCATACCCGAAGGCCTTCCGGACCGCTTCCGCCGGAAGCCATGCCAGGGAAGCATTCTGTTTGATATTGCAGTACTTGGTCAGGAACTCGCTCTTTTTGCTGATCGAGCCCTCCGCGACCGCAATCTCTTCCAGGATATAGTCAACGCTCACGGAAACGCCCAGATTTGGCAGGCTCTTCCGCAGTTCGTTGATGTCGTTCCACTTCTCGACGTCGTCGATCATATACAAAAACGGTGCCAGCCTTACTTCCTTGCTGGTACCGTTAATGACCGCCGTCGCCCGTTTCATCAGCTCATCATACAGGCCGCCGTCGATGAAGTTTGCCGTTGTCGGGTAGAACAGCTGCGGCTCCGGCCGTGCGCCCTGGGAGCTCTTGACGACCTCCGCCTGACGTAAGCCCGGTTCCCCGGCGAATGCAGCTGCTTCGTCCAGGATTCCCAGGGAAATGTTCAGGCCGTCTGACTTCTTAGCAGAGAAGGCCAGCGGCTGAGCGCTGCTGTTGTTACTCTCGATGTACAGATCTGTCCGGCGGCGCTTCGTCAGGCGCTCCATCATCGGTTCCTTCCGGATCGTCTGATAGATTCCTTCGTAGCATAGCCGGGCCTGCTCCAGCTTCGGGGCGCATACATACACCCGGCTGCCGTAGCCGCCGTCCACAAACAGGTGGTAGCACCCGATCCCGCTCATGATGGCCGTCTTGCCCTGCTTCCTGCCGATGATCAGGATGATCTCCCGGAACTGTCGGTGGCCCTCCTGGTCCATGATCCCGAACACGATCGACAGGAACGCCTTCTGCCAGATCTCCAGCTTCATCAATCCCGGTGCAAGGGGCCCTTCGTGATGATGGCAGTACCGTTCGATAAAATTGATGGCGGCGTTCGCCTTCTTCTGGTCGAAGGTCCAGCGCTTTTCCTCCAGGCCGTGCACGATGATCTCGTACCATTTCCGGATCCAGCTGCCCACCGTGACGCTGCCGTCCTGGATTTGCTGGTAATACGTCAGTATCCAATTGTCAGCTGACATCAAAACCACCAGCCGGCGCTTCGTCCTTCGGGATCATGTCGTTCAGCTGCTTGATAATGGACTGATAGCTTTTGTTCGCCGCCGTGTAGATCCGGCTCGCCGGGCGCTCACGCTCATATGGCTCCTGATCTCCCTGGGCGAACAGCTCGACCTCGCCCTTTTCCTGCAGATCTTCCCACAGGGCGTTACACCGGACCCGCAGCCGGGCCGCTTCGGCAATCAATCCCTGGGCGAGCGCGAACTGCTTCGGAGGAAGTCCTTTGTAAATCTCCGTAAGCCGGTCGATCTCCAGCTGCTCTTCGCTCTTCTTCGCCATAAGTACTTCCTCCTTCCGTCAAAGTCTGTTGAAATGGGTGGGGGTTACGCGTGATCACGTCCGGTTTTTCGGAAG